CGCGGTGATGACCGTTTTCGCCCCGCCGAAAAGCTCCGCGCTCAGGGTCCGCACGGCGACAAATATCTTGCGGAGGTTGAACCGGCCCATCGCCCGGTCCAAGTCGCTGATGTCGTCGAATAGGTTATTCATGGTGTCGGTGACCACGCGGCCGGTGGCGGCGCCCCCGCCCTCGGGCACATCGTCAAGCACCTGACTCTCGACAAACTGGATATTCTGTTCCTGAATAGGCATTGCTTACCCCTTGATGAGTAGCCGCAGCGTCACCGTGTAGTAATGCGTCGAGGTTTGCGTACCGGACGCCACGCGAAGAACCTCGACGGCCTCGACAGCCGGCCCCCTGGATCGGTCGAACGCGACGTCGAACGTACGGCCGTCGCCCCATACCAGGGCGAGCGATCCGTCGCTGGATAGCGGCGTCGCAGCGAGCGCCTCGACCGCCTCGACCGTCCCCCGGGTCAACCAGGCGCCGCTTCCGCTTTGTAAGGTCATCGCCCGGCCGTCGACCTGCGCGGTTTCCTCGACCACGAGCGCGCCTGTCAGCGTCGGCGTTATGACCTGGCCGACCCCGAATCCGACAAACTCGTCGGTCCATTGAATGTCGTCGGGGAGAGTGATCCCCTCCAGCGTGATAGCCACCGATTACCCCCTGTTCGCCACGAGACCGGCGCGTTCGAGCGCGGCGATCAATTGGTTGATCGAACCGTTGTCCAGCAGATCGACGCTGCCGGCACTGCTTCCGTTCGTTACCAGCTCAAGGCGGATAGTTCTGGCCTGGCTGGCGGCCGGCAGGGACTGAGTGGCCGGCACGGACGGTGAGTTCGCGGCGGGACGGCTCGCATGGTCAGAGCGTTTCGATTCAATCGCATTGATTTCCTTCGCGAGCCGCAAGGATTCTCTCGCGTTGTTTATCGCCTCTTCATCACGTGTTCGCGTGGCAGTATCCAGCTGTGCCTCCAGTTCAGCGATTTGCTGTCTATACTCCCGCTCCCGAATGGCGTCGGTGTTGCCCTGCAGCCTGTCAAGCTCATCTCGTAGGCTCGTCACCGTGCTCGCAGTTTGCTCACGCAGGCTAGCCATGGACCTCCGCGCCTGCTCAATACCGCCTCGAAGCGTGGATAAGTCCTGCTCATCGAGCAGGTTTGACCACTCAACCATCTGCGCTGCTTGTGCCGCATATTGCCGAGCACTGATAGCGCCAGAGTCGTAGCCGAACTGAAGATCCTGCATGGCCTTTTTTTGCTGCAGGAACTCGAGCTCCGTTTTGGCCGCACTCTCTCCAAGCTTCTGCAGCGCGCCCTGTATACCGGTCGCGTCGAATGTTCGGAGCCCCTGCTCTCTCAGGTCTTTTAGCCGCTGCTCCAGCTCGTCAACCCTTGAACTGAATTCATCCGTCGCCTCGTAGCTCTGCTTGACGCCACTGGCCAGTTCAATGAATCGAGTGCGAGCATTTGCCCCAAGCGCATCCATCTGGCTTAGATAGCCACTGATAGCGCCGGTCATAATTGCAAAAGCGCCGCCCCCTCGGCTGGCAGACTCTTCCGCAGCATCTCCGACTTCACGAATGCTCTCAGCCGCCCCGCGGGCAGAGTCGCTCACTTCGTTTAGCCGATCAGCTGTCCCTTTTCCCAGCGAGGCCATCTTGGCATTGAGAAGAAGCAGCGCGTTGGCATATTCATCGGCCGTAATCTTTCCAGCATCTAACAGCTGAGTAAGCTCGGTGAGCTTTGCTTTAGCCTCTTCTCTCGACTCAAGCGCCGTTATCTCTTGAACAAGAGCCGCAACCTTTTTTGCCGCCTCTTTCGCCGCCTCCCCCGCCTGAGCAAACTTCGGGGCTATCTTGCCGGCCTCTGAAGCCTTTTCCCCGACTTCTCCTGCTGCGTCTCCAAGGCTCCGCGTCTCGCGCGCCGCCTGACTTGCGGCGTTTCGCGCTTCTGAAAACGCCGTAGCGGCGGCAGCACCTGCCGTCTTCATCTTCGCTAGGTATTCGTCCGCCTGCTTGTCGAGATCGCGGACCGACTCCGCCGCGACATCGCGCAGCAATCTCGCCTTTACGACCGACTCGTCACTCGCGAGGCCGATCTTGTTCATCACCTCGGTGATGCCAAGTGCCAGCGACTTCCAGTCGTAGTTCGCCCGTGCGACCACCTCGGCGACGGTAGCGCCCACGGTCTGTATCGCGGCCACCATTGCGATGAACAGCTGGCGCGTGCCTTCCAGCTCTTTTGTGAACGGCGAGAAACTGCTGCTCATCGATGACGTGGAGTTTGCCCACGACGACGCAAGATCGGTCACCTTTTGGACGAGTGCACCGATCTTGCCGGAGATCTTCTCGATCAACTCAGGCTGGCTGCCGATCGCCTCGTCGACTTTCTCGGCAAGGGTCTCGAACGCCGGCGCCAGGTTGACTGCCACCTGCTTGAACACGCCACTGATGGCCGTTTTGACACGCTCGAACGCGGCATCAAACGCAGCCAGGCGCTCGAGTTCATCTTCTGTCAAGATGTCGCCACGCTGCTGAGCAATCGAGGACAGCTCGCTCAGCTTCTCGGCATTGTTGTCCAAAAGCGGGAGAAGCAGAGACGCATCGGACGCGAGCGATTCGAGCACCTGAATCTGCTCGGATTTCGGCATGCCGGTCAGCTGCTCGGAGATCTTGAGGATCTGCTGGTCAGGCGACAGCCGCACCAGGTCCTCAACGCTGAGATTCAGGCGATCGATGACCTCGGCGGCTTCACCGCCACCGGTGGCAAATGCGTCACCGATCTTCTCGCTGACATCCTTCAGAATGTCGGCGGTCTTCTCGCCACCGATGCCAACCTGCTCTGCCGCGTACTGCCATTTCTGCAGGGCCACCGCGGAAACGCCGAAGGCCTCTGCCGATGCGAGTGTCTGCCGGGCGAGGTCTGCCTGGTTCGTGGTCAGTCGGGTGATGGCTGTGGCCGCAAGCGCGGCGCCCGCAGCCGCCGCAGCCGTTGCCCACTTCGCCATTGAGGCGGCGCCGGCAGCGAGCGACTTGCCGAGCGCCTTCAGCCGACCGTCGCCCCGTGCAAGTTCCTCGTTGTAGTCCTCGATGGCGCGCTTTGCGGCCGTCGTCTGCTGGGCATTTTCCCGCTTCGCAGCAGACAGGTTCGTGACGTCGATGCCGGCTTTTTCAGCCTCGTTCGACAGGCCGCGGAGCTCTTCCTGGGCGCCATCGTAGGCCTGGGACGCTTTTTCTACTGCACGGCTTGCGGCAGTGAACTCGCGAGACTGCGCTTCAGTGAGCGGGCCCGTATCGCCGAGTTTCGCCTTCAGCTTATCAAGACGAAGCTGAGCCCTGTCGTAGGCAGCAGAGGTTCGATCAACAGCCTTCGACGCGGAGTCGAACTGCTTGATCAGCGCGGCCTGGTCCTGAAGTTCGCGGAGTCGACCCTGCAGGCCATCGATGTTGCCCGCCAGATCATCAATGGACTGCGCCGCTTTTTCTGTGTCAGACGACAGCAGATTGCGCGCACGCAACACCAGCTCGACGACTTGATCCTTCAGGGCCATCGCTCAGTCCAAAGGAAGGTGGGCACCCGGGAAAACCCCGGGCGAGGAGAAAAGAAGGCGACGGAAGTCGCCCATGGCGTTACACCGTCTGCTTGACGTTCATCACCTGGCTGATGCCGACGCCGGACTTCGTGGTGTCCGTCAGAGCGGTGAAATCCAGGGACATTTCGCCGAACGCATCGCCGATCAGGCCGAGACCCTGAACAGGCGAGAACTTCACGCGATACATATCAACGGTGAAGGCCTTTCCACCCTGCGCTTCGTTGATGCCGTCGTAAAATACTCGGTATTCCAGCGCGCTAGAGGTCAGTGCCTCGAGGATCTCTCCCGGCGCCTTGGTGTAGCTGACAAGGATGCCGCTGGTATCGATGTTGCCGGTACCGATGACGATGATGCCCGAGTTGCCGAGGGTGTAATCGGTGCCCTCGACGCACGGCGTTGTGCCATCTGCCAGCGTGACCGTCACGGCTTCGGCGGGATCATACTGATGGTCAAACGGGATGAAGCTGCCATCTTCGCCTTTGGTGCCGTGCGCCTCGCCAGAAACAGAGCCGACGGTCGCGGCGATCTCCGTGCCGCGCAACGCCAGCGCCAGGTTGGAGCTGGTAAAGTCGGTCATGGTCAGCGACCCGGTCACGTCATTGACACGGGTCACTTTGTTGCGGACACCGCCGCCCGCGGACGTGTAGTCAGGCTGCGTGATTTCTTCCTGGTCAAACGAAATCTCAAGTCCCGAGCAGTTGCCGATCGGCACCAATTCGTCGTCGCTTGCCCCATACAGCCCGATATAAAGCGGACCTTTACCGATAAAGCTGCGTTCAGCCATGGTCTATCTCCTTACGGTGTGATGTCAGTAGGTTTCGACGATGGACATCGCCACCGTCATCGCTGCGAGAGCGAATCGTGAGTCGGGAGACAGGTCAGGCACTGCCGGCCCCACCTCCACGCTGTTGGCCTGCCCGAGTCTGGCCATGGAATCCCTTGCGCCGATCAGCGCCTTGCGCACATCCGCCATGCAGGCCTGCAGCACGTCATAGGATGCCTCGTCCACGGTGAGCTCGACGGCCACCACGATTGGCACCTCAATGCGCACCAGCGCCTTGCCTCCGCTGCCGTGCAGACTTTCTGGCGTCTCGCTGCCCGGGTGGATCACAGCAGCCGGATACGTCGTGCTGCGGGCGTCGAGGACATGCGCCCAGAAGCCCCGATGCACGGACAGGCCGATGTCGGTCAGGTACCCGTTGGCAACCGTCACGCCCTGCAGGACCGACTTGATTTGTTCAGCAAACTGCGTGGACTGAGCTTTCATCGCGCCATCGCCTCCAGAAACCGCTCCTGGGCAATGGCCATAGCGGCCGGCGCCACCTCTTCACGCACGCCGCGCCAGGCCTGGTCGACACTCAGCGAGTGAATGACGTCCAGGTTCTGGCTCCAGTCGGCCTTGCGGCTGCCATTCCACTGGCCTTTTCGAGCGACCATTCCCCACGCACCGCTGGTCTTAAGCCAGACAAAGAACACATTGCGCCACGCGACCTTGTTACCGGTTCTCAGTACCGACCAGGGCGTGGACCCTGACGCCTTCATGCCGGCGGGTATCTTGCGCGACGGATCCCCCTTCGCTCCCGGGGCGGATGTCGTCGCCACGCCAGCGCCATAGCGCGGTGCGAGCACGGATCGACGCGTTGCCGATACCCTGGCCAGCAGGTCAGTCCTCGTTGCCTCTTCGCGTACGGTCAGGTGCTTCTGAATGTACGGACGTTCCAGGTAGGTCCTGGACTCGATCAGCGCAGTGCCTGCATCTCGGGCATGCCATGCGGCCTCGTTGAGCGCCTCAGCGGCCGCGGCGCCGGCTTTGGCCGGGTAGTCGCGCAGGGCGTCAGAGAAGCCTTTGAGCGTGGAAATATCGGCGGAGTCACTCATGCGGCGATAAGACGATGTTCATGACGATCAGACGCCACAATGTTGTGGACCGTGAAACTGACACCCTCTACGGTTATCTGGGCGCCACGCTGTGGAGTATCAGGCACGTCCTCAGTTCTGAAGATGATCTCAAGGGCGCCATCAACAATTTCAAGATCATCGCCGTGACGACTAAGATCACGGTCAACGATGGCGACAACGTCTACCGGCCCCCCGCCACGCGGTGTGTATGTCACCCGCTCGCCCATGACGTCGTAGATAGGGCCAAGACCCGAGGCGAGTGCTGTATCGAACATGCTTTGCATGGGATGGAAGCCGGTTCCTGCCTCCACCAATAATTGCTGCACCGCGCATAAACCGCCTGCGCGGTTTTGTCTGAGGCCCGGTGACTTACCTCAGAAAGAAGAACGCGCCGCTCACAGCGGCTCCGATGATGATCCACGTCACTCGCCGCAGAATCTCGCTACGGGCGTCCGACACTCGCAGCAGGCCCAACTCGTGCTCAACCTGACCGATACGCTTCCCGGTCTCGGTCTGCCTCTGCTCGATCTCCTCGATGTGCGCGTCCATGCGAATCAGCATCCGCAGGTCGTTGCGTAGCTCCGTCAGTGCCGACTCGATACTGCCCATGCGACGTGCGTTGTCCTCTTCGCCCACTAGCCCTTCCTCAACAGTGTAGTGGTCTTTTCTTTCGACCCCACACTGGAGCCAAAGAAGAAATTCATGATCTGCGTGATTCCTGCAGCAAGAATGCCAAGCAGCATCGTTGCCATCGTGTCTTGCTTGTCGGTCATGACAATCTCGCCCGTGAACACAACATAGCTGATCAGCATGAAACCAAAAATGAATACAGTGGCCAGCACTATCTGAGGACGAATGCCCACCTTCTCAGCAAGCTCACGGGCACTGCGACGGTCCTCACCGGCCAGTCTCTCGCGCTCGATCCCCAGCCGCTCGATCTGTAGCAGGAAGTCCTGCTCCGCTTGCCTGAGCTTCAGCAGTGCGTCCGGATTGCCACTGACAACCGCTTCCTCCAATGCCTTCCTGTCCGTGCCCATGTCGCCAGAGGACGTGCCCAAGGCACGAGTGGCGACTCGCACAGCCAGCCCCGCCATCGGACCCCCTAGACCCGTTGCCAGTACAGGGGCAACCTGCGCCAGCGTCTGCACCCATGGCTTGTCCTTCCATTGACGCCTCCTCTGCCCTGAAGGGCGGGGATTCCTAGAATCCTCATGCCAATTCATGCTGGGTTCCTCCTGCGAGACGACAGCGCCCTGACAGCGACTGGTTGGCATCAAACGAGAAGAACACCAGCGCATTGAGCAACTGGCTTGCGGCGTCACCGACGCTGATCAAATAGCGCACGATCGGACGCATACCACCCCCACAAAAACCACAATCATCAGCAGAGTGATGCCGACAAACGTCACGTCTTCCTTCACGTCGTCCTGATCCATCACAGTGCCCACGCCACCAGCGCAATAATCGCTGCCAGCGGCACACCGACCAGCAGTACGACGCCAACCAGTACAGGACCAACGACCGGTCCGAGATGTTTGTCTATCCATTTGTTCATGGCGAAGGCGCCGGGACAATGATGGGGTCGGGTGTCGGGACAATGATGGGATCGGGTTGCTCGACCACTTCGGTCGGGACGATCACCGGAGCAGGCTGCTCGACCACTTCAACCGGCACGATCACTGGCTGGAACCCATCGACAACAGTGTCCACGATCTGCGTCTGCCCCTGCGTGATCGTCTCTACGATCTGCACCGGGATGCCGCCAAGCGTCTGCATGACCTGCTGCTGCCCAAGCTGGATGTCCCGGTTGGCTGCGGCTTGTGCGACCGACACATCACGATTCGCATTAGCGATGTACTTCGCGCTGTCCGCCTGCAGCCACATGCCGCCCAGAGCCACTGCGCTGGGCATCAGCACCTGCGCCCATTTCAATCCGGGGTGCTCTATGTACTGTGGCTGGATGTGCTGAGGCTGGCTCAGTGCAATCGCCATCGTCGCAGCGGCTGTTGCTTCTACACTACCGCTCTTCGCTGCAATCTCGGCCAGCGCCTCGTAGCGCGCTGCGTAAGTGGCTTGCTGGGCTTCCGCTGCCCGCTGCACCGCTTCGTAGTATTGGGCCGCACTTCCCGTGCAGCCGGTAATGATTGTCAGTGCTGCTACAACAACTGCCCGTTTCATGGGCACCTCCTTCCCGGCAAGGCCGGGTTACGAGTCTGCAGGGTCTTCTGCTACCGCCTCCGCAGCGTCACGCTCCGTTGCAAGGTGAAAGTAGAGCGAGTACAGCACTGCGGGTGATCGTGTACCCAAAGGATTTTAGATACTCGATGGCTTCGATTTCGTTCATATCACAGCACCATTTGCGGATAGCCCGCGCTGGTGTCTACCCGGAGGGCTTCCAGCCGGTCCATGAAGATCTGCTTCGCGCTCGATCTGCTCTTGAGGTGTCAGGCCTGCAGCCCGATCTGCCGCGAGTTCGTCCACGCGCTCGCGGCGCACCTGGTCAGGGTCATTCCCGCGGCTGAAGATCACATCAGAGCGCGACCGGAATCCGGCCTCAATCTCGGCCTTCAGGGCGGCCACGTCCTGCGTCGGGTAGAAGTACGGCCACGCCGGCGGCACCCAGCGCACGGATGAATCAACGTCCATGGGTACACGATCAACCAGCTGCGCGGCCTGGACGAACGCAGCATGAATCGGGCGCATCATCTGGCGCACCACGCGGTGCCACTGGTGCTGCTCGACTCGACGGCGGTATTCGTTGATGATCACCCGCGCGGTGCGGTCAGACAGCCCGCTGAAATCGCCGGTGAGCAACTCGTAAGGCAGGCCGACGGCAGAGCTGATGGCGCGCCCCTGGATACGCGAGAACGCCTCGTACTCACCGCCAAGCGACGGCAGGTTGGGTGAATCGATCTCCTCGCCAGGCAGGAGCTCATAGGACGACCCGGGCTGAATGTCGGAGACCGACCGGCCCTCCATCGCTTCCCCGGTGATGGGGTCGATCCCGGGCGTGTCCGGGGCTGGCCGGCGGATGATCAGGGTCAGCGAGGCCGCCAGCTTCTGGCGCTCGATTGTCGCCTCGTCGAAGTCCGACATCTGCTGGATGCGCTGGAGCGCAGTCGCAAGCGGCGGGAATCCACGCAACTGCCCTGGGCGCAGCGGATCGTAGAGGTGGATGACTCGCTCTGCGGGCACTCGCGTCAGCTGCGAAATGTCGGCGGAGACATTGCCGTCGGACGGGTGCTGCCGGTGGAACCAGTAGGCGACGCGGCGGCCGATCAGGTCAAACTCGATGCCGTGCACCATGCGGTTACCGTTGGCCAGTCGATCCTCGCTCTTGAGAGGAACCATGTCGGCCTCGAGGACCTCCAGCTGCAGCGGCGCCACCAGACCATCTTCAGGACGACGCGGGCGCAGGCGTATGAACACCTCGCCAGACTCCCACCAGGAGCGTACGGCAGACTCCTGTAGGGCGTAGATGTCGCGGACACCCTCCGCGTCGCATTCATCCTCCCAGGTAGTCCAAAGGGACTGCAGATCAGGGTCGTCGAAGCGAGGGACGATGCCAGTGCCGATGATGTTGGTGACCTGGACTTCTATTGCCCGGGCAGCGAGCGGCGCGTTGCGGGCGGCGTCGCGAGCCCTTGCGCGAGCAAGCTCCAGGTACCCTACGTTGGCAAGATTCGGCCCCGGGTTGCCCACCGGCCGCTGTGGTACTCCACAGTGCGATCACCGTAGGTCACCCGGCGCTGCCCGGAGGCGATGGCGCGCTCCAGCGCCTCGAGGTCAGACGCCGAGAACGCCATAGGCTCACGCCGCCGTCAGCTTGATAACGGAAGCAGGTCGGGTGCAGATATTCAGCGGGTTGGACTGGACCTCAAGCTGGACGCCGCGATTGGCCTCAAGAGGCCACTGCTTCGCATAAATGCGCTCGCCCATACTGCCTGCGGTTTCCATGTAGTCGCCTGGCGCAAATGCTGTGATAAACAGGCCAGGCACATCCATCGGCACAGCAAACGCTTCACCATCGGGTATCTTGACAAGCGAAGTGCCGCGATAACGCTCGAATATCAGCCCGCCATAAAACAGCTCAACCCTCGGATCGCCGCGCATGCTGGTTGCGTTTTCTGTGGCAATATAAGTCTCTTTGACTTTGTCGTGCTCGATCAGGCTGGCCCAGAAAGCGCTGCCGCACAGCACCCTAACAGCCCCAAAGTCAGACCCTCCCAGGGCATCCTCTATCTTCGTGAGCACACCAAGGCACTTCTCACGCACCTTAGTGGTAGCCGTTCCAAGCGCGAAACTTTGTGTTTGCTGTGACACGCCGAACTCAGTAAACAAAGACGGGAAGGCGCCGCCAGCGTTTGCGTAGGTCCCCTTGATCGCGGCCAGTCGATGAGACTCAATCGTGTACTCGACGCTGCTTCTGAGCGGAATCAGTCGCTGCTCAATAAACCTGGCCACGGTTTCCTGCTCGGTGGCAGAGCCAAAGGCGCGCAGCCCAATAATCTGGTCTGCAAGCACTCGGGCGGTAGATTTGATGTGCGGCACCCGGAACGATCTAAGTGTGCGCTTGGCAACTTCGAGAGATTCCGGCGGTGCGCCACGCTCCATTACATCAAGCAGCTTGAGCACCCCCTCGTGCTCTTCAACCATCACGTCGAGAGACGATATCGATCTTTCAGAAAATATGCCGAGCTCACTCAGTCGCGAGGGCTTATACTCAACGCGCTGAATTGCAGCAGAAAGATCAGCCAGCTGAAATTGGGGGTCGGTCCCTAGTACGTTTAGTGCAGGCATGATCCTCTCCTTATCGAACGATGATGCCGAGTGCGGCAAGATCAGCTTCGCCATTGGCGTTGCTACCAGTGAGACGAGCGCCAATCACCTCGGCGTCGCGAACAATCGCCACAGCATTGGCATCCGCCGACGTCGCATCGACGCCCGCAAACAGGATTCCTGCGGCGGCTTCGGTGCCATCCGCTGCCGCGTCGTCATACGCGGCATACTTGCCAGACGCGGTGACAACTCCCAGCACCGTGCCGGCCTCCAGCACGCCCTCACCGGACGCTACGACTATCTGCTCGCGGGACCGGTGCCCGTTGGCCTCCGACACCATGAACTCGCCCGGACGCCGGGCTTCGGTTGCACTTGCCATTCGCTATCTCCTCAGCGGGCGTTACGGTTGAGCACCTTGTCCCAGACGCTGGGAGCGGTGCCGGTGATCATGTTCTGAATGGGCTCTCCGGCTCAGCCGATGCCTCAATCTCGGCGAGCTGCGCGAGGATGCTGTCAGGCACCTGCAGCGCCTCAGCCAGCGCGACCGCAGCCCGCCGCTTGACGGGCTCGACCACATCCACAAAGCCGTGCTCCTTGGCCTCTGCGGCGGTCATGTAGGTTTCACCGTCCAGAAGCGCCCGCACCTCAGCTTCATCAAGCCCGGTGCGCGCCTGGTAGGTCTCGACCAGGGCGTGCTCTACCTTCGCGAGATCCTCGGCGGCCTTGCTCAGCGTGGCCGAATCACCAGCCACCACCATCCACGGGTTGTGCACCATGATCATGGCGTTCGCAGGCATGCGGATTTCATCGCCGGCAAGCGCGATGATGGATGCCGCAGATGCAGCGATACCATCGATGCTGATCACTACCTTTGCGGGATGGCTGGACAGGAAATTGAAAATTGCGAGCGCATGGTCGACTTCTCCACCGCGGCTGTTGATCGTGATGTCGATCTGCTCAGCGTCTGCAGGGATCTGCGAGACCAGCTCGCGGTCGGTGTAACCCCACTCGCCGATCAGGCCGCGAATGCTGACAGACACGCGCTTTTCAGACTCGGCGCGCACATTGAACCAGGGCTGAGGCATTGCGTGTCTCCTTGACTTTCCAAGGAGCATAGGGAGCGAATCGGCGCCTTACCTGCGCGGTTTTGTCTACGTGAACGAGCG